GAAGAGGACTCTGGTCTGGCATCATGATGGTCGGTAAGACGGAACTATCAGACGATATTCCCACCGCTTGCACCAACGGACGCGATGAACTTTACGGACGTGAGTTCGTCAAGGGGCTGACCGACAAGGAGCTAGCCTTCGTCATCCTGCATGAGAATATGCACAAGGCGCTGCGGCACCTGACTATCTGGCGCAAGCTGTGGGACGAGAACAAGCAACTGGCCAACATGGCTTGTGACTACGTTATCAACCTGATGATTGTCGAGTCCGACCCAACCGAGCAACACACCGCGTTTCCACGCGATGCAGAGGGTAATCGTATCGGCTGCTTCGACATCCGCTTCAAAGGTATGAACGCCAAGCAGGTGTTCGACATACTCAAGCAGGAGCAGAAGGAGGAATATGCACGCGGGGGCTTCGACGAGCATGACTGGGAGGGTGCCAAGGGCCTTGGTGCCGGGGAGAAGAAGGAGCTTGAGCGCGAGATCGACCAAGCTATCCGCCAAGGCATGATGGCGCAGCAGAAGGCTATCGGCAACAAGTCCGGCAATCAGTTCCGCGAGCTAGGTGACTTACTTGAGCCGCAGATTGATTGGCGCGAGGTGCTGCGTGAGTTCGTCAAGGCTATCTGCAATGCCAAGGATACGTCATCGTGGCGCAGGGTTAACCGTAGGTTCCTTGGTTCGGACATCTACATGCCTACCATGATCGGTGAGCGCGTTGGCGCACTGGCTATCGGCGTAGATACATCAGGTTCGATTAGCGGTGCAGAGATCACTAGGTTTCTGTCCGAGGTCAAGTCTATCGCAGAGGACGTTAACCCGGAAAAGATCGACCTCATCTATTGGGATGCCAGCGTTGCTGCTCACGAAGTATATGAAGAGCATGACATGGCTAACATTGTTAGTTCGACCAAGCCCAAGGGTGGCGGCGGCACTGACCCACGCGCCATGATGACGTATCTCAAAGACAAGAAGATCGAACCAGAGTGCATCATCATGCTGACTGACGGAGAGATATATGACTGGGGTTCGGATTGGGATGCACCCATCATGTGGGTGGTTTGCAACTCATATCGCGGCAGCACCATCACTGCCCCTGTGGGTAAGACGGTTCACATCAAAGATAATTGAGAGGGACATTCCAATGAGCAAAGCAATCATCCGTATAGGTTACAACGACTTCGTAGTGGACATCAGCGATGCCGTTACGCTGATGGAAATCATGAGCAAGGCAGAGAACTACAAGACCAAGCACGACTACGAAGCCACACCTAGCACCACCGCTTACTATATCTGGGAGCAGGAGCCGACCACCGGGGATAGCATCACCATCAGCCTATTACCTGACGCAGTGTATCGGGTGGCCAAGCTGGCCGGTGCACCCGAGAAAAAATAAGCAACCAAGAAGGAGCAACATCATGAGCATTACATCATCCGCCGTGCTGGTGGAACTGAACATCAGCGTATGGACCGCTAACAAGCTGGACAAGGGAGCTACCGAGGGGGTGCTTACCTCTAACGGAGCAACCTCAGGCGATGCAGCACAGGTCCGCAAGAACCTGATGGCTGGCACTAGCGCACGAAAGGAGATTGCCGACTACGTTGCTGGCTGTCGCCTGTGGCACAACACCCGCACACTGCCTTGGGCCGACAAGGGTGCGAGGCTTCTGCCTACTAGCTTGTTCCTTGACTACAAAGCAGAGGCTAACATCCGACGCGACACGTTCAACCAGATGGTCGATGCCTTCATTGGCAACTACCCTGCACTGGTGCAGACCGCTAGCAACTACATGGGCACCCTGTTCAATTGGGATGACTACCCGAGCAGTGATGCGGTGCGTGAGAAGTTTGGCTACCGCCTTGTGTTCTCACCTGTGCCAGAGAGCGGTGACTTCCGCCTAGACCTGCCCAAGCAGGACATACTGGAGATGGAGCAAAGCTATGAGTCGGCGTTCAAGGACCGTCTGGCCGAGGCTATGCGCACCCCGTGGGATCAGCTTCACAAGATGCTTGGCGCGATGTCTACCAAGCTGACCGAGGGTGACGAGGACACCAAGAAGCGGTGGCATGACACGTTCGTTACCAATGCGCAGGAGATGTGCGCGATGCTGACGCATCTCAACGTAGCTAAAGACCCTAAGCTTGAGGATGCACGTAGGAAGCTAGAGGTAGCGATGATCGGTATCGACATCGAAGATATCAAGGATGACGAGGAAACCCGCGCCAATCTCAAGGGCAAGCTCGACAGCATCCTCAAGGAGTATGAGTGGTGAGCCTGTGGGTAATCACCAAGCAGTATGACGTAGCCAACTGCAAGACTAACATTGTTAGTGTCGAGCCTTACGAAGAGTTCATCGAGCGTAATGGGAATAGATCAGTCGGTACACGAAGCACCGACCTGATTGAAGCTATCGACGCGCTCGATGCTTGGAAGAGAACAAGGGAGATATACAGTGAACGAGATTGAGAACGACTATACAAAGCTCGGTATGCCCAACATCCTGTTTGAGCAGAGGAAGAACAGCACTAACAACACCGAGATTACTGCGGACAACACACTGGTTGACCCGTTCATCTTCCCATTGATGAAGCGACTTGCACAGGCACGGCCCCAGTGGAAGTTTGTGGCAAGTAGACGCCGCGTGGCTAGCAACTCGAACTTCTTCCACGTATTTTCGTTCGATGTCTATGAGGGTAGCGCTATTCTAGGCAGGATATGGAAAGTCTACGAGAAGCGCGGCAATGTGGTGTGCATCAACAACGAGCGTATGTCAGCAGAGAGGCAGCGCGGTGGATGCAGCGCTACGCAGGACTTCAAGAAGGCGTTCAAGCTGGTGACCAAGAACTTTCACGGCCTGACTGTGGCCGAGGCTGTCAAGGATGCAGTAGGGAAGGCGAACGCCGCTGTATCTAACCTACATAATAAAAGGCAGGCAGAGTTCCACCATAAGTATGACACGCTCAAGGATTTCTTGGTGGCCTACACCATGAACAACTGGGAGCACATGAGGCAGACGGCTATCGACGTAGGGATAAGCCCTGCATTACTCGACGGTATGCCGGAAGCCTATGATGCATACAAGGCTACACGAGACATCTGCAACACTAGGGGCGATGATACTGGTGCCACCGTGGTGATACGCGGTGATGAGTATATTGTGGTTGTTGGCGGAGCCACAAGCATCTTTGATACCGATCACTTACCACCACATATCAAGCGGTCTGTGGGTATCCTTAAGATGATCGAGGAGCAAACGTATGTGGAAGGCCACGGCGTTCGTGTGGCTAAGGATAAGTTTTTTGTATCGTCTAAAGCAGGGGCAGCGGCATGATCGAAGAACCTAAACGCTACAGGGGCCAGCGTGGACCTAACAAGGTGAAGAAAAAAAGCATGAAGCTGATAGCCATCCGGCTACCGCAGTATGTGGTGGACTATTTTAAAAACTGCACACCCGCGATGCGCGCTGCGTTGATCCAGTTCATACAGGACAACCCGAACTAACATTGTTAGGTAGACACATTTTCCATTTGACACTGTATAATGTAATGATATGATAACCGCCGAGGAGCAACTCATGGCAGCAACACCGGAAAAGAAAGTGAAGGACAAGATAGTCGCCATCCTCAAAGAAGAGGGCGTCTACTATTTCTTCCCTGCAACTCACGGCTACGGGCGTAGTGGTGTCCCCGATATCATCGCCTGTGTGAACGGACGCTTCCTTGCTATTGAGTGTAAGGCGGCTGGTGGTAAGCTGACCGCCCTACAAGTCCGCGAGATCGAAACCATCCGGCGTTGTGGCGGCGTAGCCATCGTAGCCAACGAACAGAACTGGGAGATGGTCCGCCCCCTGTTGCGGGAACTGTCATCGAAGGAGCAACCAAAATGATAAAAATTACTGATCTACGTAATATGCGTATCTTCCAGACGATCAAGGCTTTGTGGCAACGGTTGCGCCCCCAGAAGATTGTGCATACTGCCGAGATAGTGGTGAAGACCACATCCGATTTGGAGGAGGATGGAGAAGACCCTCTGGTGGATGGTATAGCTAACGCCGTGTCCATCCATGATATATTGGACTACCTTCCCGGATATTTCGATGACATCAAGACGCTATGGAAATACGATACCTCTGCGTACCATATTATGGCTAAGCTTGGGGGTGTTATACTACCCAAAAACTCTGGGCTTCTCGTTGACCATCTTTTACCGGGCGTTTTAGCGGACCCGCCCCTTTTGCGGTGTGTCTTTTTCAAGAAGAGCGATCAATACAACAAAGATAACGACACCTACGGCGCGTCGATTGTCTACATGATGCGGCTAAAAGGTGGCATGACTTATGTAGGGAGGAAGGGGAGTTACTGCCACTTACCCGTAGGAATTTGCTACCGTGTAGTAGTGGTATACAATACCGAGCATGGTTCTTTTGCGGAGAGCTTTTTTGTTCATTATGACGTGAACCATAAAATGTCTGTCATGAGGGAAAGTAAGGTAGTTCCGCAAACGCTGCGACATAAGGGTAACAAAGGTAAGTTTAGTCAGTTTTACTCCCGCAAGACGGTAACCCCCCACTTCCTTAAGGAGATGAGCATTGAACGGGTAAGATTGAAGTTGGAAGCGATGACACCCGACGAGATTGCAGCTAACATATGTAACGTATGTCTGTCTGCCAAGCGCCCGTCAGAGGCTATCTTAGTTCGTGCGCAGAAATCTGACGTGTCGGCCTCGTGGACGATTGACCGGCGAGATGGCAAGCGGTTCTTTGCTAAACGTGTGACGGGGACTGCTGTAGACGGGAAGCGTAAGCGCATCCTCCATTATGTAGGTAACTTCGTTCGTGATACTGATGGACGTACAAGCTACGTACGTGAGCATTATCGAGGAGAACGCTCGTTCTCGTGGATGGGGTATGGCGTAGAAGTTAGTGGGCTAGGCTTCCACCACAAAGACTTTTACGATGCATCCATTGAGACCCTTGAGGTCGAGGGGGATGACATACCGCGAGGTTTTATGTCCATTGAGAAAGCCGTGGACTCCATCAAGCAGTATTACTCAACCCCCTACTCCCTGCCGAAACCAAGTAAGCCCCGTAAGAAGGTGGCGTGATGAAGCTTATTACCATCGACTTTGAAACGCTGTACACTCCTACCTACTCGCTCTCCAAGATCACCACCGAAGAGTATATCCGTGACCCCCAGTTTGAGGTTATCGGCGTAGCTGTAAAGGTAGGTAACGACGACGCAGTATGGTTCAGTGGGACTAAGAAAGCGACGAAGGCTTGGCTGGACCAGTTTGACTGGTCGGATGCTATCGCGCTGGCGCACAACGCTATGTTCGATATGGCTATTCTTAACTGGCACTTCGACATCCGCCCCAAGCGCATCGCTGATACGCTGTCTATGGCTCGTGCACTACATGGCAACGAGACGGGGGTTAGCTTGAAGGCGCTGGCCGAGTTCTACGCTGTCGGTGAGAAGGGTAACGAGGTGCTTAACGCACTGGGTAAGCGGAGGATAGATTTTACCCCCTACGACCTTGCTCTTTATGGCGAGTATTGTTGTAACGACTGCGACCTGACGCTTAAGCTATTCGAGTGCATGGCACCTAAGTTCCCCGCGCTTGAGCAGCGGCTAGTGGACCTGACGATACGCATGTTCACAGAGCCAGTGTTACGTTTGGATAAGAGCATCCTTGAGGACCACCTCATTCGCGTACAGGCCAACAAGGCGGAGCTTATGAGCAAGCTCAACTATGACAGGTCTGACCTGATGAGTAACCCCAAGCTGGCCTCACTGCTTGAGTTTCGTGGTGTTGAGGTGCCAACCAAGATCAGCCCTACAACGGGCAAGGAGACTTACGCCTTCGCTAAGACGGATGAAGGGTTCAAGGCGCTCTTGGAGCATGACGACCTTATGGTGCAAGCCATTGTTGCTGCGCGACTAGGAGTAAAAAGCACCCTTGAGGAAACAAGGACGCAGCGGTTTATCGACATTGCGGATCGAGGCACACTACCAATACCCTTACGCTACTACGCTGCGCACACTGGGCGCTGGGGTGGCGATGACAAGGTGAATATGCAGAACCTACCGCGCAAGTCGCCACTCAAGAAGGCTGTGCTGCCGCCTGAGGGCTATACGTTTATCGACTGCGACAGTAGCCAGATTGAAGCACGGACCTTGGCTTGGCTGGCAGGGCAGAACGACCTCGTGGATGCCTTCACTCGCGGTGAGGACGTTTATAAGATGATGGCGTCTGCCATCTACGATAAGCCGATGGAGGATGTAGTAGATGCCGAACGCTTCGTAGGGAAAACCACCATCCTTGGTGCGGGTTACGGTATGGGGCCAGACAAGTTCAAGGCGCAGCTAAAGGCATTCGGTGTCGAGATGGGGCTAGGCGAGTGCCAGTATATCATCCAAGTATATCGTGATACGTACCCTCAAATCCCCGTGCTTTGGCAGCAGGGGCAAGCCGCTATCGCCGCTATCCTTGGCGGTTCAACTTCGCCGCTCGGTAAGGACGGGGTAGTCTTGGTTAACGCCCTTGGGATACGTCTACCTAACGGGCTATACCTAAAGTACCCCAATCTGCGCCTAACAACAGGCACCAAAGGCAGACCAGAGTTTCTCTACGATCAGAGGCGTGGCCGTGCCACCATCCCGAACCGGCTATATGGCGGGAAGCTGATTGAGAACGTGTGCCAAGCCTTAGCCCGCATCATTATTGGTGAGCAGATGTTGATGATTGCCCGTAGCCAGAAGGTAGCGATGACCGTGCACGATGCCGTGGGTATCATTGCGCCTACGGAGCAAGCACCAGAGGCACGAGCGTTCGTCGAGCAATGTATGCGTATTCAACCTAAGTGGGCCACTGGCCTACCACTAAACTGTGAGAGCAAGATAGGAGCAAGTTATGGAGGTTAAGAAGATAACACGGGACACGTTAATCTCCGACTTGGAGATAAGTGTACGCCTAAAATATAACTTAATAAACGACTGGGACCGCCCCCGAAACCCAAAAAGGCCCGCAACGGTCGGAGATTTTATAGATGTACCTAGCCACGAGTTGCTGCGCGTCCCCAATCTTGGGCGCAAATCTTTGGTCGAGTGGGAGAATATTGTGTGGGCGGTCGAGAACCCCGATAGCCCTGTCATAGAAGAGCAGATGGCGGAGTATAAGGCACTCAAAGAGATACGAGCAACTATTAATCAGATTGCAGCCACACATAGGAAGTTAGCCACACACTATAACAATCTGGCCGACGTCATAACCCCGTTAGTATAGGAGCAAGTTATGGAGGATGAACCCCATGCAGTCGTGCGGCTGCTACTAGCACGGATGGGCAGCCACCCTGAAGAGTTTAGGGTTGGGAAAGAGCCGTTCCATAACCGATGGGAAGATCACCTAACCAGCATAGATATTTTCGGAAACGAGACCGACAAGGCAGCAGTCAACGCAGCGATGCGCGACATTCGGCTAGCCGAAATCCACGAGCATGTGATGGACGAGCTACTCACCGGCCCTGAACGCCGCCGTGCGGAGATGGAAGAAGCTAAAGCTGCGAATGTGCCGTACCTATCTTATCCGAACCCAGCTCAGCAGCAGCAGTACGACCAGTGGAAGCAGCAACAGTTGCAACAAGCACAGACACAAGCGCAGCAGTTGAGGCAGCAGCAACTGCGACAGGAACAGCTATACAACGGCGGAATACCGGGAACTTTGAAAGGAACTCTAAAATGAGCGAATACCAATTCACCAAAGACTGGTTCCACTGGTCGCCAGAAGTCTGGACGCAGCTTATCCCTATGCTACCAGAGCGCGATGCGGGGGAAGGACGTTGCTTCCTTGAGATAGGTTCCTTTGAAGGTCGCAGCACCGTCTGGATCGTTGAAAACATGATGCAGAGTAACGATGGAACCCGCTGCAGCGATGATATCTACTGCATTGACACATGGGAAGGTGGCGAAGAGCATACCGAGGAGGACATGGCTGCGGTCGAGAAACGGTTTAGCCACAACATTGGAGTGGTCGTAGATAAGTTTCCCGATAGAGTGGTAGAGTGGCAAAAGGGTAGCTCTGTATATGGTCTTTCGTGCTTACTTACCGGCGTGGATAGCGACGAGGACCAACCCTACTATTCTTTCATCTATATCGACGGGAGCCACATCGCCAAGGACGTACTGACTGACGCTTGCATGGCTTGGCCGTTGCTCAAGCCCAAGGGGTTTATGGTGTTTGACGATTACAACTGGATGCCCAGCACCCGCGATATCCTGCACAGGCCCAAGCTGGCTATCGACGCCTTCGTAAACATCTTCGCAGAGGAGGTCGAGGTCGTTCACGCCGGATACCAGATGGTTATCAGGAAGAAAGGTTAACACCGTGCTTATAAGCGATATCGTTCTAGCCGGGTCGGAGATGTTTAAAATCCATCCCGACGTTATCTATGCAGACAACCGGACTGCTTTCGTATGCCGCGCACGGTTCGGCTTATATATGGCGCTCTATCTACGGGGTGCCAGCAAGACGCAGGTTGGCAGGATCATGCGCCGGGACCACAGCACTGTAATACACGGCCTCATCCGTGCGGACAGAATGATGAAGAAAGACGACTCGTTTAAGCGAGTTGTGGATAAGCTAGTCAATATGCACGTAGACCTAGGCCACAGAGAGAAGGAGCAAGTGGAATGACTGAAGAGAAACCGGAAGTATGGCAAAAAGCCATGCACGAAGCCCTTATAGCTATGAACGCTGCGGTACGAGCATACCAGCATCTACTGGATGTAGTACCCTTTAAGGCAGGTGGTAGCCCGTTTGCAGAGATCAACATTCGGTACGAAACCAAGGACCAAGCAAATGACCGACACGATTAAAGTAAAACCCGTGGAGCCGAAGAAGCCAACCCTGATGGTGGCTACCCCGATGTACGGCGGTATGTGTACCGGGCACTATGTGATGGGGTTGCTCACGACCATGCAGAAGATGCGAGAGATTGGAGTCCCGGTATTCTGGGGCCACCTCATGAACGAGAGCCTCATTACTCGTGCCCGCAACGAGCTAGCCCGCGTATTCCTAGAGAACAACCACGACTACCTGATGTTCATTGACGCGGACATTAGCTTTGATGGTGAGGCTGTTGCCCAACTGATGCTGGCAGACGAAGATATCGTCTGCGGTATCTACCCCAAGAAGGAAGTGAACTGGGATAGCGTGAAGCGCGCTGCCCAGACGAGCCAAACAGACTTGCAAGATTACGCCGGGGCATTCGTTCTCAACATGGTAGGATCAGACGACGCTACTACCAACGAGAAGGGTATCTTCGAGGTGCGGCATGGCGGCACGGGCTTCATGCTCATCAAGCGGGCAGTGTTCGAGCATCTGATGCCTCATGTACCTACGTACCGAACTGCATCGTTCAAAGACCCAGAGACTGACGAGTACGTTAAGCCGCTGACGTATGAGTTCTTTGCTACCAGTATCGACCATACCGGCGCGCTCTTGTCAGAAGACTACCACTTCTGCGAGCTATTCAGGAAGCATGGCGGTAAAATCTACGCCCATCCGTTCATCAAGCTAGAGCACGTAGGAACCTACGTCTATGGCGGCGACATCCTAAAATCGGGCGGTAACCTCAAGTAAGGAGCAATTGAAATGACTAATAAAGAACAAGCAGTTCAATACTACCCAGCCAAGTACAAAACTAAAATTGAAGCTGTCTTGGACATGCTTAAAGGTGGGCAGACTGTAAAGCAGATCAAATCGCGTATACTGGTTAGCGACAGCTACATATACCTAGCTAAGAAGCAGCTTAAGGAAGCGGGAGGTGTACTGGAGCTAGTGGAGTTAGCACCAGACCTCGTGAACAGCCCCGCGCACTACACATACGGCGGTATCGAGACTATCGACTTCATCAAGGCCAAGCTCACCGACGAAGAGTTCGCCGGGTACCTGAAGGGTAGCGTCATCAAGTACCTAACCCGTGCGGACCTGAAGGGTAACCCCGCGCAAGACCTTGCCAAAGCCAAGTGGTATATGGACCGGCTAGCGTAACCAGAAACAATCGAAGGAGCAAACAATGACTGACCCCGCAACCGATGCGGCCAAGCGCGCCGCCGCCCTATTCGCCAAGCGTGACAGGCTAGCTAGCCAACTAGCAGTGCTGGACAGCGACTTGAAGCGCGCCACACAGGACTACAGCCAAGCCATGCGTATCTGGGGCTTCACGCCACTAATGATGCGGCAAGTATGCAACGCGAGAGGATTAGCAGCATGAAGTACCTAGCACTCACAGCCATCATGGCTGCATCGACCTCTACCCCGGCCATCGCCAGTCCTGCGCTGGCTATCTGCCACAAGCCATACGCACTGTGTGCCAGCAGCCCGACAGTCGCCATCCCCGGCGAAACCGTCAAGGTTAACGGCAAAGAGTTTCAGGCGGGCGTATCCGTCTGCCCAGTGCTGCGTGGGCCTAGCATAGCAGACCTCAGTCTAATGAACGGATCGTGCAGTAGCCCTGATGGCACACCTAAGACTGTCTGGTCGCTGTTCTCAAACGCGCAAAGCTATCCGCAGCTACCCAACTGGGCCGTGCTGCCATCCGTCAAGCGGACCTTTACCACTACCGCAGCACCGGGAGGCGGCATGAGCAACATGTGGAGCTTCCCGTGCGTTGTGCGCCCTCGCAAAGTCAATGGTGTGCGGCTGGCCGACTGCAAAGGCCCGATGAATGAGTCGCCGTGGACCGGTGACGCTGTTCCCGTGGGCGCGACCGTAGGCACCGCTGCACCTCTCGGTCTACCCAACCCAGTGGGGGGTAATTTCCCGTGACAGGACAACCCCAGCACGACGCGAAGGGAATTATGAGATGAAATACCCCGAAGAACTGCTGACCGAGAGGGTCAAAGCACTGGAAGCCGAGAACGAGCGGCTGCGTGAAGAGGTGCAAGAACTGCGTCAAGCATTAGGAGACAAGCAATGAGCAGCCGCAACTTACCGCACCACCTCTACGTATATGTGGACAGCGCGTTCTTTCGGGGCGGCAAGCAACGCTTTGAACCCGCCGTGTGGTTCGCCATAAGGTCTGAGGAAAACCGAGCTTTTGGATGCCACGTAATGCTGGAGTGCGGCGCGGTGTATCGTAACCTGCCACCTCACGCCCTAGCCTTTAGCACCACACCGCAGGAAGGTTGGACGCTCAAGCAAGCGCAAGTCTGGGATTGTTTCGGAACCCAGTTCGATACCATTTCATACCCGTATTTGTCCGGGCTGGACGCGCGCTACGACGGCACCGAGGATAAGGCGATGTGCCTGTTTTGGGCCTGCCCGCACAGCGACGGCTTCAGCATGTCACCTAGCCAGAGTAAGGAGTTTGCGTTCATGCAGACGAGGGGCGACAGGCTGCTTATTAGGCCAACCAATATGCTCCTGTTCCAAGAGCGCAGCTTCACGCAGGACACCGGCTGGCCGACAGACATTCGGACCGCGACAACGGTCTGGGAATGCGAAAGCGACTAGCAGCACTGGAGGTAACGTGATGATAACCATAGCGATGATCCTTATGGGCGTATGTGGTATCGCAACTTGGTTGCTTTGTGCACTGGCCCCGCTAGGGTGGCAGGACGAGGATGGCTTCCACTATGGTAAGCCGGACGACGAGAAAGATAACCCCCCATGACAGCTTGGTCCTACTCAAGCATCAAGACCTTCGATCAGTGCCCTAAGAAGTACTACCATCTGAAGATCGCCAAGGATGTTAAGGATAGCCCCGGCGAGGCGGCTATCTACGGAACCGACTTCCACGAAGCTGCCGAGTTGTTTATCAAGAACGGCACACCGATCCCGCCTAAGTTTACACAGTATGCTAGCGTAGTGGAAGTGCTAGCCAAGTTTCCCGGCGAGAAGCACACTGAGTTGAAGCTGGGTGTCGAGAAGACGGGTACTGGCTACGAGCCTTGCGGCTTCTTTGGTAAGCAGGTGTGGTGGCGGGGTATCGTCGATTTGCTGATCGTGAACGGTGAGACTGCCCACATGGTGGACTACAAGACTGGTAAGAACGCCAAGTACGCCGACATGAAGCAGCTTGACCTTATGGCTGCTGCGGTATTCGTCCACGACCCCGAGGTGATGAAGATGATGTCAGGGCTAGCTTTCGTGGTTAGGCAGGAGTTCCCTAAGAAGATTCACAAGCGAGAGGGGTTGGATGGCTATTTCTCTGTGTTTGGCTCGCAGCTGGATGCCTTAGAGAGCGCGGTAGATAGCGGCGTATGGAACGCCAAGTCTGGGCCTTTGTGTGGATGGTGTCCTGTGGTAAGCTGTGAACATTACAAACCGCCGAGGAAGTGGTGATGCCGTACAAAGACCCTAAAG